CGCGTCCAAGATCCAAACCAGCAGTACGAGCCATTTCATTTATGTCAATACCTTGATTTTGTAAATGCCCCATAACACGTTCAACTAAAAGTTGGGCACCCCTGCCCGCACTCCCAGCCCCGCGTAATTGCGTAAGAAATTCAGGATTAAATAGCACAGATGCAGCTTGAATATCAGAAGAAACCCGAATATCATCCATCAATTCAACACCAACTCTAGTAAACCCTAACTGCATTTGATAAAACTTTGCCGCATCACCTGCCATGGCAGCAGATATACCTAACTGAGATTCTTGGAATCTAGCATTCGCTTGCATAGCACCTAACTGTTCTCTCATTATAGCCTCTCCCGATCTCTGAATATCCCTCATCGCATCCCTGGTTTCTTGCGCTTCGTTGATCTGAGATTCTTCAACACCTGTAAACATCTCCGCTATATCTGCGCCTTCAAGGGTACCGCCATGTTCTTGCATGTACCCTTGCGCTCGTTCAGTAACCATTCTAGCGCCTGTAAAAGAAATATCCGGCATCAATTCTCGAAGGGATTGAACAGCGATAGCTTGATTCGGGGAAGATCTCATAATCTGCTCTAAAGGCCCGCGTTGAAATTCTAACATTTCCTGACTAAACGGCGTTGAAGCGTTTCTTTCAAGGGTCTCCATCATTGCCATTGGGTCATTTCCAAATCTGCCCCTATTCGTTCCCCAATACATCGCCATCTGATACGGACTTCCTCTACCTGAAAACATACCTTCAAGTATACTCTGAGGAGAAGAAACCAACGGTGCCATCAATCTTCCAGCAGCACCTAATCCCATCCTGTTTTCCGTTGCGACCAATCCCGTTGCTGTGCTCATTTGAGCAGACAACGCTATAGCCTGGTCATGAGCAATCAATGCTGGTCCTTGCATCGCTGATTGAACGCTAGCACCAACCGCCTGGGCATACTCAGGAAGTCGCCTTCCGAAACCTGCCGCAATAGCATCAGTCATCACGCGGGCCATCATTGCCTCATTCTCGGCACCTCCAGCAAATTGACCGCCACCACCAACATTTACCAAACCGCCAATGGCTTGGCCTATCTGCCCCATACCAATTCCGTATCGTCTCGAATATGCCATAGACGTTCTCAGAGTATCTGATGTTAGTTCATTACCACCAAAACCTTGATACAATGCGCCAAATTCTGGTCCTATTTCACTAGGGCCATAGCCAAATTGAGATGGGCGTAAACTTCTTATTTGGCGAAGATTCCCGCCATACATAGCAACAGAAGACATTGACGCAGCAGTTTGAAGATATGCAGGATACCTAGACATAGCTTCTTGGGCATACTGCTGAATCATATTAGGAAGCATCATAGCGCCTAAACCACCACCGATAGTTTGCGCTCCTTCACTCCCAGGAAACAGCGTTCTAGCAACATCCTGCCCAGCTTCCCAACCTCTAACTGTTCCGGTAATATTAGCAAACATACCTAACGGACCTTGGCCAATACCACGAATTGCACCAGCAGCTAAAAGTGCATTTCTTTGCGTAAACAAACCCTCATCTGGACCGCCAGATTTTGTTTGACCGCCATAGATAGATCTATACATTCTTTCGGCAGGTTCATGCTCAACAATCCCGGCCCTCTCCATAATACTTGTCATCGTTCTAGCAATACCGCTACCAAATCCGCCAAATCTTTCAAGTAAACCTCGTCTTTCACCGCCGCCAAACTCATTCAATAACTGGTTTCCAGCCCAGGCTAAAAGACCACCACCCAAAGCCATACCACCCAAAGCCATACCAGTACCGCCTATGCCAACAGCACTAGCTAATGTACCAAGCCCAATGCCACCACCAGAAGAGGTTGGGGCAGCCGCGCCTATACCCCCAGCTTGCAGCCGGGTAGATGCAACATTCTGGCGCATTTCTTGAGTAGCTTTTTGGATTTTATCGAATTCGTCAGACATCTTTTTCGCCATGGTTGTCATTTCTTGTAAAGGTCGAATAGCTTCATTCAACCCTTTGATCATCTTCTCTACTTCGTTGAAAGCATCACCAAATTGCGATTCGAGCTTATTCGTCATAGATCCAATCGCTCTATCAAGATCTCCAGAATCCATGTCTAACGAAAGATTGATTCCAATACTTTCATCCGGCATCTTCTTCCCTCTTCCGTTTAGCCAACTTCGCCAGATTTTCTAACACATTTTTCCCCTCCTCCGTAGATTTGTCTTTCAAATCTCGTACCTTCATGCTGCGTATTGTCTTGCGTCTTTCTTCAGCCAACCAACGCATATCTTCATCAAATTCCTCATCCCCTGTTTCTAGTTCTTCAACGCCATCCTCATCAATAGTAACTATCGCAGGATCGCCGTTCACGTCTACCTCAAAGGCTTCTTTATCAATCATATTTTCCAACCATTCAACCATCAACTCATCCATGGTATAAATACCCAGCCTGGAATCCGTGGGCGGAAGATTGTAATGATCGCACCACCATCTTCTGAGAAAATCCCTGGAAACATTCTTGGAAGCAATTCGGAACAGTTTGAGCGAAACTGGTATTGTATCATCGACCTTGGTTAACTTTACATTAACAGTATCTTCGTAAAGATGTTTGTCTTTATTTCGTTTCTGACTTTTCTTGCTTTGCTTCCGCTTCCGCGAGTCTTCTTTCTTCATAACGAAAGGGGGAGCGTTTCCACTCCGAATATTCATTGTATACTCTCATGATAACGAAAGAGTCTTGTGCTTCAAGAACAGGAACCCACCAATCAGGAGCAGAATCGACAACTCTCCCTAACTCGAAAACAGCAAGCATCAAAGCAGCGATATGCGTAACAGTATAAGGCATCCCATTGTTTGACTCGGACATATCCATTGAAACAGATCTCAATTCGTCCAAACTCGGCCTATGAACCTTGAAATCTCCTTCAAATTCCTGGTCAAACATCTGAGAAACAACCTTCACATGAATTACTGTATTCTTCGGGATCTCCTTCATATTTATCAACTGTGCCACCCCTTCTTTGTTTGGCTAACTACAACTAAACCAGCGTCTCAAGCCCTGCAACGGTTGCAGGGAACGTGATATTTTCAGCAACGACGGCACCGGCTTGAAATCGAACCTGCAATTGCCCCGGAACCATCCCCTTGACAGTCATAACCTTTGTATCAGTTTTTGAATCCGTAAGACGCAATGTCATCTCAGGAAAATCGAGAATCGTAGCCTTGCGAATGGACTTGTCTGCGTCCATCTTCGGGAACAAACCCATATCCGCCGCAGTATTTCCAGGAATCAATAGCCTTCCAATTGTCACGGAAACCTCTGTTCCAGTAGTACAGAATCCGTCCGGTTCCAATTCGTCAAGGACCACGTTAGGTTGCTGCCTGATATTCAGGTTCACATCGCAGTTAGTCGCTACTCCGATCTTGACCCCATCGACTTCAACCCGGCCTCGGGCACCGGACATTACCTTGTTTCCAGTAGCCATCTTATTTTATCCTCCCTACACCGTTGCCGTTGGATTCAAAGCCACAATATCATCAAGGATCATCCTGACACCAGTAGTAAACCTGCACGTTCCTCTGATGTAGTAAGTACCGCCAGACATCGAACAAGTAAACCCTTCCGCTGCTCTTACGTAATTCCCATCTTCGTCTGTACCAGGAACAAGAAGAAAATCAGGGTCATTTGTATTTGCCATGATTTCATTTGCATCATTTGTCAAGTCAAGAATCTGCTGCGCTGTAATACTTCCGGCTCCTTTGGTTCCAATCATCCTCTTTCGATACCTACGCTGAATAATCTTCCACCATTGCATTGCATCCCTATTTTCGATATTGCAGTATCCATCATTGTCTTCCGCAGAGTATGTCGTATGCCCATTTGCAACCTGAATATACCCGTCAACCATCTCCAAGAAATTCACGCCTGCTTGCTGTGCGGCATTGAAATCAGCATTAACTGTAGGATCAAAGTCTACCGCCAAGAAATCGAAGTCATAGGCTTTGATTCGCTTCCAGAGCAATGGAGTAGCACGAGGAGAACCTGCCATAGCGGCAGCACAAGCGGCAGCAAATGTATGTGGACCCATCCAAGTTCTTACTTCGTCCGGTCCCTCTCGATACAACCGATTGTTTCCACATATGACGTTAGCATTATTGAATGCTCGTACTGTTGCATACATTGCAGCCTTTGTAATATCATCATTCGAGATAAATACGAGTCTTTCTCTGGGAACCCCAAGAGAATTACAATTCGTTGCATGAGCAGTGAAATACCCATTAGCAGTAGAAAGAGTAATACCACCACCAACACTATCCCCACCGAATCCGCTTGCGAGATATTGAACATTGAATCTAGACGCTATCTTCAAAGCACTATCAATTCTTGTAGTACTAGAATCTCCAAGGGCACCGCCAGCAAGCAGTGTTTCCGCAACATATGCTTGAGGTTCATACCCTCCTGCCCAGGTAGCTTCACAGTAATCGCATGATACATTGATCCATTCAACCATGTCGTAAGAAACGCCCATCGCTTTTCCGATTACGCCGCGAATATTTACACCAACAAAACGATCCATATATGTTGCCAAAATACCCGCTCTATCGGTACGAAGAACAGCAGCAGTATAAACGCCGCCACCAGTAGCGTTAATTTCGCTCACAACTTGTGTAAGAGTTTTTCCAGTACAGGTAATCGACAAATCAGGATCACCAGCAGGTGTAGTTGTCGTTGTCAATGTGGTTCCATCAAAAGTCATCGTAGCAGCAGCATCAAGCCCTGTATAAGTTAGAGAAAACCATTCGTCAACACCAGTAATTGAGAACAAACCTCCTGTATCAGAAGAATCCTGAGATCCTATATTCGGGGCAACTGCCCTACCAGCGATAAATTTCAGCCCTGTTCCAGATACTTCGATCTTGAACCAGGTTGAATTTCCAAGCGCTCCCCAAAGCCTATCTTTCAGCGTAAAAGCAGTATTCGCCACAGCGTCTTTTACAGCGTAGCTAGCCTGAAGTGATAAATTGGTCTTGATAGCAATTACTTCATTACAGCCCTTCAATTCGATTCCTTGTTCACGCTGGCCAGCAATCAGAGGATCAAAAAGAAACTTCGCCATTTCAGCTAACGGCCCAGTCTGGAATTCCCTGATCATATCGTCCGAAGAATAGAACCTATGAATAACAGGAGCAGAAAGAAGCTCCATAGGTTGACCCGCAGCCGCTTCACCAACGACAAATACCGTTGCCTCAGACGTAAGATCTGGATTTACCATTCCGTCCAAATTAAAGAAAGTACCAAACCCTGGGCGAACAATATTATGGCCTTTCCACCGGACTACTTTAGCCAATGGTTCTATCCTCCTTGTTATTCAATCATATCATGCTGATTTACGAATAACTGATTACCGTCAGAATCGAGAATTGTATCATGAACCATCTTCGCCCTTTCTTCCCTGGCGTACGCGGTCCATTCCGTCAAACCAGTTACCTGTAACTCAGATCTAAATCCAACAGGAGGACGAACAAGATCCCACTGGCTTAAAGAACGTCTAGATATCCTCACATTCTCTAGCCAATTCTCCTGAAGAGTCAACCTATTCACCATCAAATCTCGCCATACCAACCCAACGAGAAAATTTGTCAAAAGAGGATTAATCGTATCGACAAAAATAACGTGACTAAATTGCATTCCAACATAAGACACTTCTCCGCCCTCAAGAGTATAATGAATATACTCGCTACAAACAACCTGGTCATCGGCGATTGTCGGGGTTGCCAACGTAATCCTACCATTCTCAGCGTCTATCGTAAATTCGCTATACACAGAAAACAAAGGTATTTCTTCCCCAGATCTACGGATATAGATAGAATCTTGTATCGACTGAGCGGATATATTCAAAACAGGAAACTTGTACACCGTCTCGCCAACCACAGATCCACTCAAAGGAGACAACACCGTATCTGTTTCTACCTCAGTAGCGTCGTATGGGATATCGTCTCCCGATTCTCCTAGAACTATGGTTTGTTCATTCATACTCTCAGGAACAACTGTTATACACGGCAAAGAATGTTCATCCCTTGGAAATGCCAAAGATACTTTGGGAGGATTGCTTCTCAAAGCATTGAAACAACCTTTGATGTCTCTTTCAGAAATACCTCTGAATTGCGCTATAATAGATTCTTCCCTGTGCCCTTCGGCATACTTCCCTTGCTTCAAAGCTATAGGAAGACTCTGAAGAACATAATAAAGAATCATCTCAGGAAATACAATTCCAACGCTATCTCTTTGAGGTTTTACGTAAGCATCAGACAATTACTCACCCCTTATTGCAACCTTCAACACCGCGCTTTTCTCTGTTAACTCGGCGCATCTTGAGCCAATGTAACGCTTTGAAAAGTTCATCGGCAACATACTTGTTCTCACTGCACGGAAAATGGGCATTGAATCCTTCTACAACAATTTTCGCAAATTCGATCATATCGTCAATTTGACAACCGTTGACACCAACCTCTTTAATCGGACCACGTTGACCTGTAAATGTTACCCCATCATCAGAAACAACGATACCTGGAGAAACCTCGCCATTCTCAAACATCGGATAAGCTCGCTTGGAAAGATCTTCAATAGCGAAAGGCTTGGTTTTCACTCCTTTAGCTTCAGCCATTTAGAAGCAACCGAAAGATTACTAATAGCTTTCGTATACTCTGTGCAAGGCAATTCAGTATTCATTTTTCCGACAATAGAAGAAACAAAGTCCACAATATCGCTCACGCTACAGTTGATAAATGAAATACCGTTGTCTAAAGAAACAATTTCAGGTTTACCGAAATCCTTCTTACCGCTAGTTTTTTTCGATTTCGCCACTAATCAACCTCCCCTACTTTTGAGATCGCTCAAGTATTTCTTTGATCAAATTCGGGATATTCCGTTTTACCCTGTTGATAACGTGCCCGCCCCCATACCCCGGATGAATCCAACCCTTGGAATTCTCCGTTACGGTACGAAATTCCACGTTACCCCCAATTTGCTTTATAGGAATTACCCTTCTTCGCAATCCGAAGAAAGGAAGCCCTTTTATTCCCCAAAGTAACCCAGGTTTCATATCGAAAGCCCCCCATCCTGTTTCCAGGAGAATGGCTATTTTATCGTCTATGTAAGCCCCGACCTTCGGATCTCTATATGCCTGAATAGCTTGAAGGTACCTAGCTTTTCCCCTGTTAGACAATCTCCCGGTATTCATGACTTGTTCTTGCCAGTAATCCGCAACGTAAAAACTGATCTTGGATCTCACTTCTTCAACACGCATTCTCATCATTCGAGCTAGCAGAGTAAACGATCCTAGATCAATTCGCACTCTTGCCATACTTAGTCTGCGCTTTTGCTGTACTGTACACGTTGCCCGAAAAACAAATCAGAACGAGTTGCCGTACAATTCTTCGGGAGATTCAGAACTTTTGCTTTTTCATCGCTGTGCGAAGTCAATATTTGCCTGTTGGCGTGGTTCACAGTTTCAATGATGTACTCTGGAATCACGATTGCCGAAAGAGACACAACCATATTATCTGTCAAGACACTCCCTGAAGGAATCGCAATCTTTCTGTTTTCAATGTCGATAGTATAATCCTTCCCTCGCTCCATGTTCAAAACAGGAGAAGAAGGATCATCATACTTTGTAACCATATCTTCAACATCCACAATAGCGAACGGAACAGGAATTCCCTCGTCAACTGCTTTATACCTCCTGAGCAAAGGCACAGGAACTTTCATATCAGGAAACACAAATTTATCCCCAGAAGATAGGTTGTACTCCGACGGAACAGTTATAGAAACAGTACCAGACTGCAACGGAGCACTTCCTCTTGTATCTCCTTCAACCATGTTTGTACTACTAACTAAAGCCCTTAATTCATGAGGCTTATCGTGCAAAAAATAAATCCCGTATCCTCCACAAGAAACACAGTTTGGAGAAGGATAACCAGACCCCCCTTGTTCGTTGACAGCAACACAAGGGCAAGGAACGCTATGAAACAGCAACGCTCTTCTTCCACGCTGTTGTATCAATACGTTCATATACCCAAGAATTGTTCGAGAGAAATTGAAATCCAAATAATCCCTGGGATACTCTGTGAGTTTCCCTTCAGTAAGTTGTCTTAGAAGATCTTTTCTCATCAAGCCCCTGTTTCTTTTTTATCCTCATGCTGCCTACGTGAGACACAGATCTTAGCTATACGGGGGGCTGATACAGCCTTGACCTGTGCCCCACGCAGGCAACATGAAGATTGTTGCCTATTGAGGACTATCTACAGAATTCCAACGCTAATTCGTTGATACTTCTTTTTCAGCATAGCTATTGTTCCAGGAGTGCCCTCAATAGACCGACCATGTAATTTACGATCCAATTCCAAAATAGTCGCAGAAAACGGCGAATTCTCTGCTGACGCTGTTGTTCCGATAGAAACACTAATCCCATCAAAGCTAGTTGAAAACGACGCTACACCAGGAGCAATGATGATATTCCCCCACATAGAAAACAACCTCATTGCCGCAATCATCCCGATAGCGTCAACCAACATCATATCTAGTTCATCCGGCAAGCCTTCCAGGCCAGCGTCATATTCAAGGCGGATTGCCGAAGGAATCCGCCCTGATAGACTTCCGGCAGTCTGGAAATAATACGACAATTGAGGTGACGCAGATAAATACAAACCTCCGCCAATTCTTGGAAGAACCTGGATATAACTATAATTCGTCCCAGACTTGATTTGCAAGTAGTTCTCAGGAAACACAAGAATATCTGCCCCATTTTCACCATAAGTAATCTTCATCTCGTGTACCTTGATAATCGGGTACTTATACGTTTTCACCATGAAGAATTCCAACGCAGCATCTTGATCATAATCGTGAAATTCAACGATATGCTCTTTCAGACCAATCTGAGCACTAATCAATGCCTGTACTTCCGCAATAGCGGTTTCAATATACGTATCTATAACTCTATCAGGAAGAATATCTTTTTCATTATTAGGATTGATCATCACGTATCTTCTCTCAGGAACAGTATAATCAGATGGATCTAAGATATTCCCCTTCGGATCAACTACCTTATACACGCCAATAAAATACGTAGGAAGTAACCATTGGCTATCAAGTCCTTTCAAGCGCATCCCGCAACCTCCCGATTCATCTTAGTTGTGCTTCTTCAAAACCCTCTTCACAGAGATCTTGAGAAGCCCGTTTTGCTTTCCCTTCACAGCGGAAACACCGGCTTTCCTGAGTTCTAACATCTTGTCAAAAAGAATATCCTCAGACAACGGACAACCAGCCAAAATCAACGCTTCAACAACACCGTCCATGGTCTGTGCATTCAGGATAGCCTGCATAACAGCGTTATCTTCATCCTCTTCCGGTTCAATTTCCGGCTCAATAGATTCTTCTTCTTCGGATTCCGACTCAGCAAAAATAGACCCCAGCAACGAATCTGGTTCAGGTTCTTCGTCTTCAATTTCTTCCTCGTCTTCATCGATCAAATCAATTGTTACAGTTTCACTATCAAGATCCAAAGGATCTACAAACACACCACCCAAAGCACCGGGATCGATCAAATCAGAAATAGATTCCTCAAATTCTTCGCCGATATCGTCTTCTTCCATTTCCTTCCACTCCTGAACGGTAAAAAAGTGCTTATACTCAGCCTGTAAGTACTCTGCA